TCTTACCGATACTTCTGAGTCTTTTGGCTTACCTGCCACTGCTGATCTTATGTTTGCCCTTATATCCACTGAGGAGTTGGAGCAACAGGGTCGCATCATGGTTAAACAACTCAAAAACAGGTACAACGATCCCACTAATACCCGAAAATTTATGATAGGTATTGACAGATCTAAGATGAGGCTGTATGATGTTGCTGATAGTACATCTGTTATGGATGTAGAGGAGGAAGAGATGCCACAGTTCTCTGAGACTAAAAACCGATTGTCTAAATTTGCTGAATGGAACGTATAAACTATGAATAATAATGTTGACTTTGATAAGTACAGTCATTTCGTGGATGCTGTCACAAGCGATTGTTCTAAGGATTTTGTCAGTCTTGCTGACCGTCTGGGTGAACTTGAGCGAGAGGGTTCCAATATTGAACGTCTTACCACTGCTGGTGTTGGGCTTGCTGCTGAGTCTGGTGAGTTTTTGGAAATCGTTAAAAAGATGGTATTTCAGGGAAAGCCTTGGAACAACGATAACAGAGAGCATCTTATTATTGAGTTGGGTGACGTTATGTGGTATGTGGCACAAGCTTGTATGGCTTTGGACGTATCTTTTGACGATGTTATCAGAGGTAATGTCAGAAAGTTGGAGAAGCGTTATCCAGGCGGTTCATTCTCAGTAGAGAAATCAGAAGTTAGAGCAGCAGGAGATAGATAATGAATTGGCAAGAAAGAATTTATAAGTGGTTTGTTGATGATGATCCTAAGTGGGATCCTGATAGAGTACCTGAAGTAACTTGTTCTGTGGATGACGAAGAAGTTGATTGCTTTACTCTAGGATTACCAGATAAAGGTTTTGTATATAATAAATCACACGACTGGTGGCAACGTACTTGGACTGCACCTACTCCTACTGGTGTATTAACTTGTCTAGAAGTATACGTTAAGAAGGATGGTGAATGGAAATCTGTTATGTATGGTGACAGTGGTGATATTTTCTACGAGGAACCAGTAGAGGAGGATAAAATTGGACTTACCGATTGATGATAAAGAATTGGAGATTGTTGTTAGACAATTGTGGAAGTCACGTAAGAATACAGGAGAACCAGAAGTTTCTCCTTTGTATGAGAAGTTAAAATTGGTTAAAGAAGTACGAGATGCTAACCCAGACGGACCATATAAAAAGATATTAAGAGAAGAGCACGGCATGGTAATCTAAATAGAGGGTAACTACCCTCTTTTTAATGGCTTGGGATAAATTACCAAAAACTAAGAAAGGATGTGGCACAATTGCTAGACAATGTGGCATGGATAATGCCACGAGAGCAGAAGCAATGACTCTATTTGATGAGTTACAAATAAGATATCCTGATGAAGAACAACCATTGGCATTTTCTGCAAATGAAACTGCTGGTAAGAAGAAGTGTTTAGTTAAAAGGATATTTGCAGCACCTAAGACAAAGGGTGGTTATGGTCTGACTGAAGAGGACATCAAAAAGTTTGCTGGACTAACAAAATTAAAGATTAAGATGGGTAATGGTAGTAGAGGTGGAAGAGGAACTGGTAACCAAGGTAACAAGTTTGAGGATGAAGTAGCAAGAGATATCAATACGTGGTTTGAAGAAGGTGATGATAAACTTGGTACTAGTGCAGTACAATCTATGATAAGACAGATTTCGTTAATTGAAGGTACTTATGATTGGTTTAATAACAGAAAATTGAGAGCAAGGGTGATGGGTGGTATAGACACTAAGAGACCACTCAAACTTAAGAATGGAACATGGTATGTTGGAGATGCAGGTGGTGGACAAGGGTATGATATTGGAGAAAAGATAAGTGATGTAACAGTAGAAGGTGATAAAACTGGACCTGTTTATCTTTCTTTAAAAACAAGTGGAACTACTGCTTTAGTTAATCTAGGTGTAAGAACTAACTATTTTCCTATCGCTGATATTAAAGCAAGTAATATTAAGTTAGCAGATGGACAAAAGTTACTTGATACATTTGGTTTAGACGAACAAAAATTTTGTCAAGTCTTTAATGATTTTGAGAAGGGAACTCCTTATTCTGATAATTCTACACCAGGAAATAATTTTGATCATGATATGCTTACTGCATTGATCAAAGGATCACTAGGATATGGATTTCATTATGTCCATAGAGATAAAGGTAAGATATGGCATATGAGAATGACTGAAAAATTTCTTGATGATTCTTGTGTTCCAAGTAAATCTAGTATTAAAATAGAATATGGTGGTACTAGTGGTGATGGTGCTAAACGTATTAATATTGTTATGTCAACACCAACTTTAGATTTGCAATTCAATATTAGAAACACTTCTAGTTCAGGAACAAAAGCAGATCCTAAACGAATATATCCAACTCATTTACAGGCAGGATATAAGTTTAAAGGAGAAACAAAGATGACCCATTTCTGGGAAGCAAAAGATGATACATTTAGTGGAGTATCCACTACGGCTCTTGCAATGATATAGACTGATGGCAAACGTAACGCAATTAAAACACTTAGAACATCTGGAAGATGAGATGCTTAACTATGGAGTTGAGGGATGTAAGGCTGCTGTTAGTTTTTTACAGGAACTAAGAAAGATGTTGGGTTGTGATGATACTACAGGATTCATGCAGACTAAATGGGATGGTGCTCCTGCTGTGGTATGTGGTATAGATCCTAGTGTAGATTTATTTTTCGTAGGAACTAAGAGTGTTTTTGCTCAACAACCAAAGATATGTTATAGGGAATTTGATATTGATAGGCACTATCCAGATGGAGGTGAGTTGAATAAGAAATTAAAGTTCTGTTTAAAGTATTTTAAAGATTTGGGTATCAGAGGGATAGTTCAGGGTGATCTTGTTTTTACTCCTGGTGATGTTAAGAGAGAAAGAATTCATGATGAGATGTTATATACATTCAGACCAAATACTATTACATATGCTATACCAACAGACCATGAGATAGGTAAGAAGGTAGCATCAGCACAGGTTGGGGTGGTATTTCATACACATTATACTGGTCAAGATTTTTTAAGTATGCAAGCAGTTGCTGGAGCAAAGGTTCCTTCCAGTAAAGATGTGTTTTCTATTGATAATGACACACCAATGCACAAGGTTGGTTTAAATCATCAGGAAGAAGTTAAGTTTGATAAACATGTATCAGATATTGAGAAGATGTGTGGTGATTGTGGGTACTTTCTTGATGAATTAGTGACTAAGAAAGGTACTACTGGTGATGAGAAATGGCATATTGCATCATATTTAAAACAATTTTTCAATGCAGAGATTAAAGCAGCACGTACCATTACTAATGTAGATACTGCTCTTGAAGGTCTGTATAATTTTTATTATGATAAGACTAAAGCAATGCTTTCAAAACTTAAAACTACTAATACTAAGGTAGCGAAGGCTTCTTTAGTTCATTCTAGTTTAAATTATCTGGAGGATAATAAACCTAAGTTCAAAGCAATGCTTGGTTTGTATAAGGAGTTGCAAACCGTTAAGCAAATGGTAATTGATAAGTTAGATCATCTTGAAACCTTCAGAACATTTGCTCAAACTGACAATGGATATAAGGTTACTGGACCAGAGGGTTACGTCCTACATAGGAATGGTGATATGATTAAGTTTGTTAATCGTTTGGAGTTCTCCTATATCAATTTTACTTTGGCAAAGCAATGGCGTTAAAGTGTCAGAAAATTTTTATTACCTATGGTAGATTCCAACCTGTTACCTGGGGTCACGAGAATAGTTTTAATGCCATTAAAAGTGCTGCTAATAAAGCTGGTTGTGATTATCGTATCTTTATCTCTCATAAACAAGAACCAAAAGAGAATCCTCTTAGTCAAGCAGATAAGTTGATGTGGATGAGGTTGTTACTTCCTGATCATGCTAAGAAAATCCTTGCTATTAACCCTTCTGACCCACAAAAGTGTGTAAGATATTGTATGACAGCATCAAGGGATATTGCTCATGACTATGATGAGTGTGTTTATATGGTAGGATCTGATAGGGTTAATGCTATGCAGTACCTACACAATTATAATGGTTGCAATCCTAACCATAAGAGTGTAGACTTTAGTATGAAACATTTTGAGATTGTATCTACTGGTCAGCGTGATGCAGATGGTAAAACATTCTCTATATCAGGTACTAAGATGAGAAACTGGGCAAGATCTGGTGATATTGATGAGTTTAAGAAGGGTCTCCCTAAGTCCAATAAATTAAAAGACAAAGAGATTGAAGCATTCATGGCATTATTATGAAAGATTTTAAGAAGTTACGTGAACAAGCATTAAGACAGCACTACCGTAAGAAGGAAGTGTTTGTTGAGGGTGACTATGTAATGAATGCTATTACAGGACAGAAAGGTAAGATTCATAGGTCAGGTGTGAACTATGTTATCTGTGTCACTGAAGGTGGTGAGATGTTTCGTGCGTGGGTAAAGGATATTAGAGATATAAATAGATCCTAGAAGACTGTCTATTATTTAAAATGGAAAAGCAGAGAGCCGTTAATACCGTCACAGCAAACGATGAGTATTCACAAAATTTGATGAAGATGTATGAGAACTGGATGGGAGGTGATTGCTTTCAAGGTTCTAACATCAAAGAGGAAGAGATTCCTACTGGACAGAAGCAAGGTGGTGGAGATGGAGCAGCATTTAATACTGCTATAGGTAATCTTCCTGCTATAGAATTTGATAAGTCTACTAGTGTACCAACCATTCCTGAGTTGGGTGTCACTGATAAGACTGAAAAGAATACTAAGACACATGACAGTGCTAATGCTGGTGAACCTCCTGTTGCTCTCAAGGGTTCTATGACTATTGGACAAGGATCTTTATCATCTGGACAACCACAATCACATGGTGCTCAAGTAAGAGATACTACTTTGGTTGCTAAGGAAGAGAAGGAATGTTGCGGTAAGTGTGGAAGCACTGAGCATACTACTGAAGGTCATAAGTATAAGAATAAGAAGACAGCTAAAATCATGTCCTACTATAAGAAGTAAGATGTCAATATCCGCACTAGGACCAAATCAAATACCAAAAAACCCAAAAATTAATCAGGTTTTTGTGCATGGAAATTGTAAATATATTTTCAATGGAAAATATGAGTGGGTAGAAATTGAAAACTATGAATTAGAGAGGCGAAAACGTGAGAAAGAGGAATGGGTCCCCCATTCTTAGAGATATACAAGATCATTTAAAATTATTAAGACAAATAAAACGTGACCTTAAAAAGGATCCTATAGGAACACCTTTAAGGAAAAGAGATAGAATTACAGTTAAATCAAAAAGATCAAACCCTAGACAAAAAAAGTAATCTGTGCTACACTAGCGTATAAGCTCAAGGAGGTTGTTATGCCAAGACGGGAGAGTATCAAATTTACTATCCGTCAGGATGGTACAGTTATTGAGACTGTTGAAGGCGTTTATGGTAATGCCTGTGAAAATTTAACAAGAAATATTGAGGAAAAATTAGGTCAGGTTTATTTCAGAGAACCTACCGCAGATCAATTCCAAGTAGTACCTATAGATCTAGAACAGAATGTCACATTTCACCAAGATTAAAACTTCTATCAAAAATAAACCTGAACTTGTAGAAGCATTAGTCCTACTAGGATATGATGTTAAAGAAGGTCAGCAGTTAACTATTAATAATCCAACTCATGCAGAAGATCATGCCGATTGGTATGCTGATGTCTCTATAAAGAATGATATTGGATTCAAATTAAATAAGAATACAGGGGAGTACGAACTAGTTGCTGAACTAGATGCTTGGGATCTAGACGTACCAATAAAAAGATTTGTTGAGAAAGTAACTCAGCAATATGCAAGGATGACTGTGCATAATACTATTAAAGAGATGGGATTTGAAGTTGAAGAGGAATGGGAGATGGATGATAATAGTATTGAGTTAACAGTAAGTCGCTGGACATAAATAAAAATAAAACTCATGAAGTCGTTCAAAGAATTTACTGAAGCATACGGTGATAAAAATCAGGACGGTGATGCTGAGAGTAAACCTAACAAACTAAAAGGTAAGAAGGAAGTTAAGCTTAAGAAAGGTACTTCAGTTACCATTATGCCTAAGCATCCTGATACACCTGATAAAGCTTTAGGAGTTAAGGAGGAAGCACCTCCTGGAAAAAAGTATGAGCGTATGGTTAAACATGTTAAAAAATCATACGCTAAAGACGGTAAGTTAACTAAGGATGAAAAATCAATAGCATATGCTACCGCATGGAAACATAAAAACAAATGAGGTTACATAATGACATTATCAAAGGAAGTTGTATTGGAAGCATTGAGGTGCTGTCGGGATGTATATCCTCATTCAGAGGATTTTCTAGTAAGTAGAAAAGTCGCAGGTCATACAATACTTGCAGTAGAAGGAACGAATGAAACTACAGATTGGATTACTAATCTAAAGTTTCTTATTAAACGTGATGATTGTCACAGAGGATTCAAGAACAATGCCAACAGGACACTAGCACAACTAGTGGTAGCATATGAGGGATTGAATCC